AGGAGGGTTAGCTTTAAGCTGCTAATCAGGTTTCCCTGAAAAGCCCAAGTACAGTATCTTGTACGACGTAGCTTGCTTACATGTGGAAAGTTGAAATCCCGAGCCACCCTCAATAGGGGTGGGGGAAGTCACTCTCCCCAATAAGACTCGCCTTCGGTGTGTTGACACCTCACCGATGTGCAGCCGGATATACTTCAGCATGTAGCTACAGAAATAAATACTGAAGCCGTCACTATACTAAATAGAATACAAACGCTTCAAAGAGTGACTCTTTGAGTCGCGAGCACCTATTTTCATTCTCTCCCCGATGAGCTTCTAAGTGAATCCATTGCCAAATTTTGAGGGCAATGGGTCAGATTAGAATCTCGAGGGAAAGTAGAAGTCGCTAGAGTTATTAAACTCCAGAGACTAGCAGTGACTAAATATCTGGCTGGGGAAGGATTGTCGCTTCCGGGAATCCGTCAAGATAAAGTCCACCTCCCTGTTGTTTTACCAAGAGGGTTGCGTGACTTAATCGAGAAAGGAGACCCGTGGGCTATCCGTTGATCGCTAACTCTGTTATCGATCTCCAGAGTCCTTCTCGGTGGGAAAGCAGTCGACTTTTCGACTATTGAAAATCCAACGACCGGAAATCATCTAACTATAAGTGATTACGAGATCGTCAGTTTTCATAAATCGATAGGAAGACCCAAGCTTGACTACCTCTGAGAGAAGTATCATTGGTCTACTAAGGCTGGTCCTAACGGGCCAGGACTGCAAGGGGCTTTGGCAGATTTAATAGGAATCAAAGACTCACCAATATTGGATAGTCTTAGAACCTTTTATCCTGCCGACGCTCCTATATGACGGTTGTTAAACGTCATATCGACGCCTCTTTACCAACTGACCTTAAGCTACTTCAAAGTCTCTTTCAAGAGACTGAGAAAGCTTTCGGTTAAGGAAGATAAAGAGACCAAGAGCAGAATCTTTGCGATACTTGATTACTGGTCACAGTCAGCACTAAGAACTCTCCATAAGCAGTTATATCAACAGCTTAAGAGACTTCCAGGTGATTGTACCTTTGATCAAACTAGACTTACGTCTAGCTTCGCTAAAGACCTTAATAGATCTTCAAAATTCTATTCTTTCGATCTCTCCGCGGCGACAGATAGATTCCCTGTTGAAATTCAACAGCGTCTCTTATCGTTGCTTACGAGTCCGGAAGTAGCAGAATCTTGAAGGCAAATAATGGTTTCTCAAGAGTTCGCTTACAAAGGTCGATCATACAAATATAATTGTGGTCAACCGATGGGAGCATACTCTTCATGGGCATTATTTGCTCTATGTCATCACATGGTAGTACACGTCGCAGGTTTGAGAGCTGGCCTTACGGCTAAGCAAACAAAACACTGTTACATGCTACTAGGTGACGATATAGTGATACATCACGATGAGGTAGCTTGTCATTACAGAGACATCATCCACTCATTAGGAGTTGAAATCTCTGAGGTTAAAACTCATATATCCGAAGATAGTTTTGAGTTTGCCAAGAGATGATTCTCCAAAGGAGTAGAAGTGTCACCATTTCCAATCGCGGGAGTCTTCGAGACTATGAAATCTTGACCATTACTGGTCGAGATCTTAAGTCACGAAGTTCCCTCGAGAGGATATGAGTCTGTACTTGACTTAAGCACCCGGTTGGACTCCCTGGTCCAAGTGTTCGATCACAAACGTTTAGGTCAACAAGTCCTAAAACGTTTAAAGATCTACACTTTACTACCTTGTTGGTATTCAGACGAGAGTAAGGCTGTCGACGCCCTTAGGCGTTGACACTCCCTAGTCAAGTCTGCAATGCCGTTCTTTCCAGACAAGATCTTAAGAACAGCGACATTAGCTGCTCAAACGATCGTCCGGAAAGAGGTAGGATCAGGGATTAAGCGAATTCAAACTGAATACTTTGATTTGTTTCAAAAAGTATATAAGTTTGACATCGCGGGTTCCAACCACCTACCCTCGTCCTCGACTACACTGATTCCTTGGGACATACCTATGATCTCGCTCGTTAAAGAAATTACAGAGCGTGGTCATCAGGGATTGGTCCGGGGACCAGGTGAGCCTCATTGATTAGATTTCTGAGAATCATGGAGGTCATTAGACTTAATGACTGTTCCAAAATTCAATGGAATCATACCTTTGAGAGCTCATGAATCGAGAACTAGTAGTCAGGCTCATCTAGCACTAATAGTCTCTGACGCTCTATCCAAGAAGACCGAAGAAACGATCTTCGAGGAATGAGAGAAAGAATCTAAGCCAGTAAGAAAGAAAGGAAGACTTGCTCGTATGAAAGAGCAGGGAATCCTTCAGTCTTAACGGCGCCAGGTGGTCCGACTCATGCCTTTGCTATAACTAAGATCAAGGTTCGTGGGTATTCATCCCCACTCCTTACGTTAAAAGAATGATAACCAACTGCTTTTAATGTTAAGCGAGTATGGTACCTTCTTCAAACGGGCTCAGTTTCCTCGCTGAAAGGCGAGGAGGGGTTAGCAAAGAGCTATCCCGTCTTGCG